CACAGCCCGTGACTCGAAAGGGTGACGGGTTGTAGGCAAGGCCAACATCGGACTTGCGCAACCACAACGGGTGTATTACACCTATAGCCACAAGAAGGTCAGTCATATGTATCAACTCCTGTCGGTATCCTCTGATGGTAAGACTCCCAAGGGCGAAGCTCTCGGTTACCTTACCGGAATCCTGTACCTCGCACCGGCCAACATCTCCGGGTTCGAGGTCTGCCCATGGCGCACACCTGGATGCTCAGCGTCCTGTCTGAACACTGCCGGTCGCGGCAAGTTCTCCAACGTCCAGCTGTCTCGCATCCGCAAGACCCGCTGGTTCTTCAGCGATCGCAATGCATTCATGGGTGCGCTGCACTCCGACATCCAGAACCTGATCAAGGATGCCAAGAAGCAGGGGCTCATCCCCTGTGTCCGCCTCAACGGCACGAGTGACATCGCCTGGGAGCTCGGCCAGAAGAGTATCATCAAGGCGTTCCCCGAGGTGCAGTTCTACGACTACACCAAGAGCGCACACCGGGCGGTCAAGTCGCTGACAAACGACCTCTGGCCAAGCAATTACCGCCTCACCTTCAGCTACTCCGGTGAGAACACCGCCGACTGCGAGAAGGTTCTCGGCCTGGGCGGCAACGTGTCCGTGGTCTTCGGTGGTGAGAAGCCGAAGGCGTGGAACGGATTCCCTGTCATCGACGGTGACCTGCATGACCTGCGGTTCATCGACCCGCGTGGCACCGTCGTCGGCCTCAAGGCCAAGGGCGATGCCAAGAAGGACACCAGCGGATTCGTCGTCCGCCAGGAGGTGGAGCAACTCGCAGCTGCCTGAACATCGAACGGTCCCACTCGCTGAGTGGGATCACTTCGGCGTTCGCCGACACGGCATGAAGCCGTGGCAGCTAAACTCAACACACAAGCAACATGAAGAAACTCAACATCAACTGGAACAACGTGGACTGGAACAAGCGCACCACCGAAATCGCCGATGAGCTCGGCGTGACACCGGGCGTTGTCAGCTACCACCGCAACGGGATGGACAAGCGAGCCGAGAAGCGGAGCAAGTACTACGTCGACTGGTCCAACGTGGATTGGACCAAGCCGAACTTCGTCATCGCCGATGAGAAGGTCGCATCACCTGGAGCAGTGATCGCAGCACGCAAGAGGTACGCCCCCGATCACCTGAAGGTTGGACGCGATATCGATGGTGCCCACGGCAAGGCTCACCGCCGCGACAGCTTCAAGGGCAAGCGGATGAAGAAGCCTCAGCCCACCACCAATCCCATCAAGAACTCCATGCCCACCGAGGAACAGCGCCGTGCTGCCCAGCGTCGTGCGGTGACCATCTTCATGGCAGACATGATGGCTAACGCCTACCTCCAGCAGGTCAAGGATCAGGAGCTCGTCCGCAATGACTATCGCAACGCGCTGACCAACCAAGTCACGGCTGCACCCATCGCCACCCGAGTCATCGTCGATAGCCCGGTGGAACCACAGGCCCAGCCCTCCTGGGTGAAGCGCAAGCTGATCGCCCTCCGCGACTGGCTCTTCAACCTCTGCGTCTCCGTGGAGAAGGAGGCGAACAAGTGAACGACCAAGACAACACTCAACAACACAAGCCCATGGACAACCCGTTTGGAATCACCAAGGAAGAAGTGCTCAACCTCTGCGCCACCCGACTGATCGCGCGGGTCGATGAGGAAATCAACGAGACCGTGCTCAGCCTCGTGAAGACACACATCAGAGGTGTCGTCGAGAGGCAGACTCAGGATGCTGTCAGCAAGGCGTTGGATGCCGAGATCCAGCGCCTCCTTGAAGCCAAGATCACCCCTGTTGATATGTGGGGTGAGCCTACCGGGGAGGCGACTACCATCCGCGACCAACTGCACAAGCGTGCCATGAACTTCTTCAGCGAGAAGGTGGATAAGGACGGCAAGCCGATTCCATACGGCGGAGCGCCTCGCTACCAGCGGATCTACGCTGAGCTCGCCAACACTTCCTTCTCCAAGGCGGTGAGCGATAACATCGAGACCATCGCTGCTGCGGTGAAGACATCGGTGCGCGACACCATCTGGAGGGATCTGGATACCGCGCTCAACAACACCTTCAAGGTGAAGATCAAGGAGGTCGCCAAGTGAACACCGTAACCAACGTGGCGGACATCGTCTGGACGCCTGAAATCGGGAAGACCTACCAGCTTCACCACTCGCGACTCGGACGAGCCAATGTCAAAGTGCTCGCTATCAACGGTGAGTGGATCGACTGCGAGGTCGTGTCTGGAAAGCTGGTTGGCATGACTGATAGCTGGGGTGTTGGTGAAACCAAAACGGTGCGTGCATCGCTCTGCTACTCGTGGACGGAGGTGGCCAAGTGAGCAACGCAATCTTGAAGGACGAGGTGCAGCGTCTGATGCGCACCAAGATGGACTACAACTCGCAGATCATCAGGTCTGCGAGCGAGCAGATCATCAAGGCAACCATCGCCCTGCAGGAGGCGACGAAGATCCAGTCCATGGACAAGATGAACACCGCCCTCAAGGAGATCGTTGACGCCTCGGTCTCCTGCCGGTCACGCCTCCAGTTCATGCGCGGCGTGTGGTCCTACTACAAGGACATCGCCGAGACAATCGACGCGAACCGTGAGAGGAGGTACACTGAATGATCAGGCTTATTGCCACCCTGCTATTCGAGTTGCTGATCGCTGCTGTTGAGTGGATCGCCGTCATCTGGCTCTTCTCTCACCTGTTAAAGAAACACTGACACCCTATGTACGCTGTGGAACAAGAACCTAAACTCCTGACTGCATCACTGCAGCCACTGATCGATGCCTATCATGCGTCCGACTTTCCAGGTCGGCGACCGTCCACCATCTCCTGCTCCAAGGCTTGGGTCAGGATGTGGGTGAGATGGATGAAGGCATGTCACATCACCGAGGTGACGACCGACAACCTGCAGACATACGTGAACAAGCTCTTCGACGAGCACAAGCCTGGAACCGCTGCCGAGTATTGGAAGTGCGTCCGTCGATTCCTCGGATGGATGGAGCGCACCGGCAGGATCAAGCGCAGTCCGCACACTGCGATCAGGAAGCCGACCGTGCGCCACGAGCAGACTGTAAATCCGCTGACACGCGAGGAGTACCTGAAGCTGCGTGAGGCTGCGGCCGGTCACTGGATGGACTGGATCATCATGCTCGGCTGGAACACTGGCATGTCCCTCGCCGACTGCATGCTCCTCAAGTGGAGCAACATCAACACCGATCGGTGCTTCATCAGAATCAACCGCATCAAGACCGGCACCGAGGCGGTCATCCCGTTCGACCCGAACGACGAGCTCGGCCGTGCCATCATGGCCCGACGCCAAGCTGAACCCGACGCTGACCCGGACAGCTTCGTCTGCCAGGACGCCGGGACACGCGCCAACCCTGACAGCATGGCGGTCTCTGCCAACGGCAGGGCGGCGTTCCGGTACATCGCATCGAAGGCTGGGGTCACCAAGTCCTTCCACTCCCTGCGCCACTCGTTCGTATCCATGCTCGCCAACAGCGGCATGAGCACGGTGATGGCGACTAAGGTCTCGGGCCACACCGATCCCAAGGTGTTCTCCCGCTACGTCCACGTTGACACCGAGGCTCTGCGCCAGGGTGTCATCAATGCCCGTACCTCGTCCGGCAATCTGGAGGAGGTCACGGTGGATCCGCATGGCCAGTTGGTCAGGCAGATCAAGTCGTACGTCTGGAGGCCGAACACGGTCTACATCGTCAAGCGAGGACGCCTGTTCCTGCCGGACGGGACACCAATCCAGTACGTGGTAACCGGCGATAAAGCCGAGGGAAAACGTGCTGTGGTCACTGCGTGCGACGAGTCCGGGGAAACCGTCTCGGACCTGCGACTGGTCGTTGACATCACCGACGTCAAACGCTTCAGTTAAGACGCGCTTCGTGCGCTATCACTACCTATGGCATCATTCAATAAGGTCATCCTCATGGGCAACGTCACCCGCGACCCTGAGGTCAAGTACACCGCAAAAGGAACGGCGATTGCCAAGCTCGGCCTCGCCATCTCCCGCAAGTGGAGCACCGAGTCTGGCGAGAAGAAGGAGGAGACCACGTTCGTGGACGTGGACTTCGTCGGTAAGATCGCCGAGACCGTTGGCAAGTTCGTGAAGAAGGGAGACCCGATTCACATCGACGGTCGGCTGAAGCTCGACTCGTGGGAGGACAAGAAGACCGGCGAGAAGCGATCGAAGCTCGGCGTCTGGGGCGAGGGAATGCAGTTCCTCAACCGGCCCAGCACTCCTCCCGAGGGTGGCGGTACCAACGTGAACCGTCATCGCCAGGAGCAAGCTGCTGCTCCGATCACCCCGCGCCAAGCTGCTGCGGGTGTCACCAACGATGGGCCGTCTGAAGACTCTTCGGACGATATTCCATTCTAAAACGATTCTCCTGTACAAGTTCGTTTTGATCGTGGTCAATGGCCTCACCTATGGCACGCATCAAATGGACAGAAGCCATGATCGCTGATAAAATCATGGAGATCCACCGCAACACCGGACTGTTCCCGACAGTCACCTACCTCAAGCGCACCGGACAAAACAACCTGTCGTGCAAGATCGTAAAGACTGGAGGGTTTGAGCACTGGGCCGCTCGGCTTGGGCTCAAGCGAGCACACTCCGATTCCGATACCGGATGGTCTGGTGAAATCGAAGTCATGACGCTCCTTCAAAAGGAGTGGAGCAACGTCACGCGGTCGAAGTCGGTTACGGCACCGTTCGACTTGCTCGTCAACAACGTGCTCCGGGTGGATGTGAAGTCCGCACGGTTCGCAAAGTACGGGCCTTGCTCAGGGTGGTTCTACCGCATCGGCAAGATGCCTCAAGCAGACGTGATCGCGCTGTATCAACTCGACACCAAGGAGGTCTACTGGATCCCCTGGAACCGGGTTCCCACCAGCAACATCACGATCACCAAGACGGGCGGCATCTACGCGATGTTCCGAAACAACATCGACATCGTGCGCAGGATGCTTGCGACACGCGAAGCGGAGGACAAGTGGATCACGGAGAACATTCTCCTGGAAGCCGCTTGATCGCCCCTTGACTCTTCACGCCGGGTGTCTTACACCTTGTGCGTTGACTTCCGCATGACGCGGTGAGTTGTGGCGCTGAACCGTAACAGCACAAACACGGTGACTGCTGGGAGAGACCAGCTGCAATTTTCGACTGAGGTGTGGCGGGTAATGCGGCGGCGTTGTTTGGTTCGCTGGTTATATGGACGTGCCTGATCTCGGAACCGCATAGAACGAGGTCGCCTCAGTCAGTGGCGGGGTGGAGCAGTGGTAGCTCGACTGGCTCATAACCAGTAGGTCGGTGGTTCGAGTCCACCCCCCGCTACCAATTTTGACCTGTGGTGTAGAGAACGCAGACGTGTGTAAGCACACTGGACTTAGGGTCCAGAGGCGCGGGTACTTAAGCTGAGAGACAGTGGGGTGCATGCAAGGCTACCCACTGGAACGCGAATGAAATCCAGCCGTTCAATCCGACGGGTCATCCATTTACAGTCAGTCGCAGATGAAGGATACGATCTCCGAGATGCTCAGTGCATTCCCTCCGTGCGTCATTCGACTCCTGGCACGAGAGGGCAAGGGACGCGGGGCCAAGCGGCTCACGCATGAGGACATCGCCAAGCGTAGCGGAATCTCGTACGAGAAGGTCCGCGACATCGCCGCGCTGAAGTCCTGGGACAAGGTCGCCATCGCCGATGCCGACGCCTTCATGCGAGGCTGCGGCGTTACACTCCGCAACCTCTGGCGTCACCGCTACTTCCTGCGCAGGTCGCTGGACCCTCGCAAGACCAGCAACCCGCTGTCGTTCACAAAGCGGAGGGGAGCAGCGCAGAAGCCGCCTTCGCCCGAGCTTTTGGTCGCAGCAGCCTTGAGCCGGACGCGGGTGAAGCCTTCCCGATCTTCAGCTTCTTCGGCTTGATCGCCCGAATCCTCTTATTCAGAGCGAACAGCGCCTTCGGCTTCGACGCCTTCCTGATCGAGGCGAACCGCTTGTTGATGCGATCGATAGGACCAGCCTTACCCTTGCTGACCTGGGTCTTGGTCGGTGCCATCTCCAGCAGCCTGGATGCGGCGTTGTCGGCCTTCTGGTAGATCGCACGCTGACCGTCGCTCATGCGCCCGAGCAGCCCAGTCTTCTCGTCATCGCTGAGCTTCCGCCCGAACGCCTTGTACTCAGGTCGTCGGGACTGGATCGCGTTGCGCACAGCAGACTCAGGGTTCTTGTCCCCGGCGTCTGCTTTCATCTTGGTTGCCTTCTGGATCAGCTGCTTGGCAGTGTCCATGTCACCAGCAGCGGAGGCAGCGAGCGCCTTGTTGATCGTCGAGCCGAACTCGGTCTGCTGACCGCCGTAGCCGCCACCTGCACGATTGGGAACCTCAAGCTCACCACGGCTGACCTTGGCCACACGCACCGCGTCGGCCGCAGCGTTGCGAGCCTGGATGGCGGGGAGCCGGTTGATCAGCGGAGTCAGTGACGGAGCGAACCCACGGCCCACGCTCAGCGCAGCGCCGGTCGCGTCTCCGGTCTGCAGCAGTGTCTTGGCTGCGTCGTAGGAGGTGGTCGCGAGCTTGAGCGGGAGGCTCATGTTCGCCAGATCGGTGACCGCAGCCTTGTAGTTCTGCGCCCCCATGGCCGAGGCGATGTACTCACCCAGGTAAGGGATCGTGGTGGCGAGCGCAGCGCCAGTGATACGGGCCGCACGGGCCGGTGTGATGTCGCTGTTAAACAGGTCCGAGAACGTCTCGGCCGGGTATGGTCTGCCGTAGTACGCCCGGTACACCCACTTCGAGATCTCGGCGGTAGGAATGCCGATACCCAGCAGCGACAGGAACAGGATCAGTAACTGGGACACGCTGTAGTGCATCCGCTGCGGGATGCCTTGGTTCTTCGCCACCATCTGCATCAGCTGCAGCGTGCTCAGGTAGCCGTTGGCGAAGCCGGGGAAGAGCACCGCCTCCCGAGCGATGTCGCCCAGCTGGGTGCGCCCACGGACGATGGCCGGTCGGTTCGACAGCGCAGGTTGGTTGTTCAGCTTCCCGAGCGCATCGATCATGTCGCCGTAGACGCCGTCGTTCTCGGTGAACGGAACGGTCGTCCAGTTCTTGCCCTCGGCCTTGGCGGTCTGCAGCCGGTTGTAGTAGTCCATGACCATCTGCTCCATGGTCATGGTGGTGTTGAACAGACGCAGCTGACGCGCCCAGGTGTTCGGGTTGATGCCGACCGACTCAAGCTCCTTGGCGGTGAAGCGGTTCTCGGGCTTGGAGAAGTCCAATGTTCCGGCCCTGCCATTGGCGATCCGCTGCTCGATGATCTTCGAGAGGTTGTAGAAGTTCGACCGCAGTGCCTCGTCGAAGTACTTGATCGAGAGGATGTTGGTCAGCCGCTCCTGCCGCTCCACGATCTTGTTCATCATGGACATGGCGTGGCGGATTCCAGGTGCAGACAGGAACACCTCAACGAACTGGTCGCCTTTGCCCTGGCCGAACTTGTTCCGAGAGAATGTCCGGTCTCCCAGTGCGCGGAAGGCCATGTCCTGCTTCAGGGTGTAGCCGTCACTGCCCAGGTGATTCCTCGCGGACTCGATCTGCTGCATCGAGTTGGCGAGGTTCTGGAAGATTACCCGGAGCGGCCCCTTGTCCGCGCTCTTGATGAAGTTGGCGATGCCCTCGTTCTTGCCGAGGACCGTGAGCGCGATGTCCCGCAGTGTGCCAAGGACGTGGCCGGTGATGCGGACAGGGGCAACAATCTTGTGACCGCGTACCACCATGTCTGCAGCGGCTCGCGAGAAGGCAACGCCAGTGACCACGTTGCGGGTCAGCGACGTGAGTGCGCTGAGCATCTGCGACTTCACCACGTCGAGCATCTTGGACAACAGGCCGGTGTCCTCGGACGAAGCCGAGCTCACATTCAGCGCGTCCTCCAGGGAAGACTCCACGATCGTGATCTGCTTGAGCATCCGCTGCATTTCGCGGCGGGTCATGTAGATGTCGCCGTTGGCGGAGCGAACCATCTCCTTGGTGAAGTCTCCCCACAGGCTGGAGTCACGCTCCTGGGCGAGCTCAATGATCGCGGCCTCCAGCTTGTTCCGGTACTCGCTGATGAGGTCCAGCTGCTGCAGCTGAATCGGCAGCAGGGCACCACGCTGCAGCGCACCGAAGGACTGGCCAGTGGCGAGCTCGTAGCGGTAGAACGAGGACGGGGCGACCATCTCCAAGCGGGGCTTGGTGAAGGCGTTCTCGCCGTCGAGCTCGATCAGCACGTTCAACTCGCTGCGCTTGGCGGTACCCACCTGACTCGACAGACGGGCCGCGTTCTCCTTGGCGGTCTCCTTCGCCTGGGTCAGCAGCTTGTTGGTGTAGCCGTCGATCTCGGCGATCAGCTTGTCGAGCGTGGTCGGCTTGTCGCTGTCCTCGTCGAAGATCTCGGCGTCCTCATCGAGGTCACCCTCGGGCGCGAGCTCCCTGTCGATCTGATCGACGAGCTCGTTGATCGAGGTCGGAGCGTTGCCCTTCTTGCGCCACTCACGGGCGATCTTGCGGTAGACCTGCTCGTTCTCAGACCGGCGCTGGTACTCGCTGTTGAGCTCACCGACGTGGGCTAGGGCGAGCGTGTCGAAGGCGTCGTGATCAGCCAGGAACGCTGCCTTCTCCTCCTTGGTCTTCAGCTGCGACCACCGATTGACGATGTCCATCGGGCTGCTGCTGGTGCCACTGGGAGTGGTCAGACGGTTGAGCAGACGAGGCACCGTGAGCGAGCTCGTGGCGTAGGCCAAGCGGCTGTACGTCACTCCGTTGATCTTCTCCAAGATTCGGGTCGGGAAGAACTGAGCGATGCCGCTCATCGACTCGATGATCTTGCGCAGCTGGTCGTTCCACTTGGCCATCAACTCAGCGGCCTTGATGTCCTCCCTGGTGACACGGACGTTGTTGCGGGTGTAGTCACCGGCCTTGAGCGAGTCCTCCTTGATGTTCTGGTTCTGACTCAGAACCTGCTCCAGGACGTTCTTCACCCACCACTCCTCCTGCTTCTCCTTGCTCAAGCCAGGAGGCATGTCGGCGATGTGCGAATCGAGCGCGGCCTTGGAGGCCAGGATGATGGCACGACGGCCGTAGTGGACGTTCCCGCGCAGGTCTTTGATCTGCACGTACATCCGGTCGATCGCGTCGTTGAGGCTGCGGATCCGCTTGCCCAGCCGCCCGTTCATCAGCCAAGCGGGGAGGTTCGGCGTGATGAAGTTGCGGACCCACGGGAGCCGACGGAAGTAGCCGATGGGGTCGATCATCGACATTCCCATCGCGCCCTCGATCCGGTCGTCCATCTCGGACTGAAGCTCCAGCTTCTTCATCAGAAGCGTGTGGTGAAGCTCGGGGCTGGTGGCCGGATCTTCGAGCATGCCATCGATCTTCGACAGCAGCTTTGCGTAGGTCTCGGCGTTGCGCTTGGCGTCCTCCGGGTTGTTGACGGTGTTGAGGAACCGGAACTCCTCCAGCTTGTTCGGATCGTTCGGATCCTGGCCGAGCTCGATGATGTGGTAGTTGCCCTCGTCCCGGCCGTTGATGCCGTAGATGCGCTTGTCCAGCGCACGCACCGCAGCGTTCCTCTGCTCGACGTACTCGGGCGAGGAGGTGATCTGCTTCAGTGCATTCTCAACCAACTCGGCAACGCGGATGTCCTTGGTGCGTCGAGCGATCTTACGGTTTACCTCGGCGATCTGACCAAGGTGCGTGACCAGCTTGGCATAGGCGCGAGCGAAGTCGCCCAGGCTGATCGGACCAGTGTTCTTGCGCCCAACAGCAGCAGCAAACGCCTTCTGAGCGGCGGTGATGTCCGCAGCCACCTTGGCCTCGTCCGTCTTCAACTCCTGGATGTGGAGCAGCGAAGCCTTCAGTCCGACGTACTTCTGCAGGAGACCAGGAGTTCCGTCCGCAGGAGTCAGGATGTTCTGGATCGGACTGCCATCGAGGATTCCCTTGGAGCGAATCAGGTTCACCAAGTCCTGGTTGGTCTTGGCGTTCTCGATCTCCTCCTTGGTCAGATTCGAGGCGATGTCCACGATGGCATCACCGATCTGGCTGGTCTGACGGCCGAGCCGCTGGGCGCGGTTGGAGATGTCCACAACCTGCTCGTTGACCGAAGCTCCGCTGAGCTTGGACTCGGTTCGCAGGTTCCTCAGGTAGTCACGGTAGTCCGCGATCGCTTCGTTCGCGGTTGAAGCGACCATGCCTTCGACGGACTTGAGGTCTTCGAGCGCCTTGTTCAGCGGATCCATCGGATCGGTGGCCGCTTTCTGGAGAGCCTCCTTCTTGGTCTGGTTCCGCCGCTGCATCTCCTCGATGCGAGTCGCGGTGCGGTCCACCACGAACGAAGCCTCACGCACCATGCGCGGGTCTTGGATGTCTCCGATCTTGATGCCGTCGCCTTCGGTGAGCTCGGAAAGTCCGAGGGTGGACCGGACGTTGTTCTCGGCTCGACGCTCTGGGCTGATGACGTACTTGCCAAAGTCGAAGCCCTGATCCTTGGCGCTCTTGATCAACTGGGCACGAGCCTTCTTGTCGGTCTCTGCCTTGATCTCTTCGAGCAGGTCGCGGTGATTCCTCGGGAGGAAGCTATCCTCGATGCCCTGAACCACACCGCGCTGCACGAGTTGCTGAGTGGACCGAGCCGACAGAGTGATGGCCTGTTGCCCATCTGCATCGGGGATCTTCAGCGCATCGACCACCTCCTGTGCCGTGGTGTACGGCTTGGCGGCGTAGAGGATGCTGCCGGACTCCGGGTTGAACCGCTGCGACAGCGGTATGACGTTGCCATCAGGGTCGTATGTAATCGGAGCAGAACTCTTAACACTGCTCGGGCTTCCAGTTGCGGCCCACTGAGACGAAGGATCGAATGGGCCTCGATTGAATGACTCCGTTTCACGATTGTACTGGCCAGTGCTGGTCCAGCTGTCGGACGGACGGATATAGAGACCGACAACCTTTTCGCTTCCACGGCCCTCGTTTTGAGCGGCGCGAGCCCATGCTTTGGCGTCTTCGATTTCAGTGGTGGTGTAGATGCCGGTTCCAAGAACTCCGTACTGAGATGGCCTGAACTTGGTAAAAGGAATACCACCATTAGAAGTCGATCCTTCAGATGACGGCACAGACATACCAGTCCCATGCCACCTAGGCGTAGTGTCAAATCCCGCCGCTTTCGCAGCCTCGTCCACCATCCGCTGAAGTTCAGGCAGCACGCTCTCATCACCCGCATCGTAGCGAGCGACGAGGTCCATGTACGCCGCGTCCTGAGCGGATGGGCTTGAGGTCACGTTCGGAGCGAACTGGTCGGGCGTGGAATTGAGCAGCGCGTCGAGGATCGACTGCTGTTCAGTGTCGAAGCCGAAGATATTTCCGAGCATCCCCTTGATCGTGGACCAGATGCCCTTGCCCTTGACCGGGATGTTCTCCAACTGGGACCGGAACTCCGCGTTGGTGAATCCCTCGGCGATGAACTCGGCGAGGTTGGTGAAGTTGTTGCCGTGATCCTGCAGACCGTAGTAGCCGGTTCCAAGGGCTTCGATCGCAATGGCGCGGAGACGGCCGATCTCGTTGCGGAACTTCACATTGGTCCGCAGGGCGTAAACGGTGGCCGCATGGATCGCCTCGTGCATCACGAGGTAGTCGTGGGCTGAAGCGGACTGGCGGATGAAGATCGTGTTGCCGCTGGGGTTGGAGTCGTAGAACGCCACCTCACCGGCCGGGACACCCAGCTGATCGAAGTCGGCATCGCTGAGCACGACCACCTTCGCATCGACACCAGCCTTCAGGAGCTTCTTTGCCATCGTGACGAGAACACCATCGGCGTCCGCCATGTCGATGATGGAATCGATCGCGTCCTTCAACGTGAACTCACCTAGCGACAGCGACCTTCCGCTGGTGCCGAAGTAGTTCTTGTTGGCGAACATCCGGTTGAGGCGCTTGCCAATCCGGTCAAGCGGGACGCCCTGCTTGAAGAGCGCGGCAACAAGGCCAGCCAGGGAACGGGAGTATTCCTTGGCAGCACTGACAGCCTCCGCATCTTTCGGGTCGATGGCGGCGTGCTTCGAGAGCGCGGCTGCAATGACCTGCGAGAGCTTTGGCTTGGTCGGCATCTTCTGACCGTTCGCCTTGAACGCATCGATGACCGCGTTCTGGATGGCGTCCGGCGCGGAGTTGCGAGCAGCAGCAGCCTCGCGTCGAGTCTCGATGTCAGCCGGGTTGTCGGTGTCAACGTCCTCTCCGGTGGCGATCTGCATCTTGGAGTAGGTGCTCTTCGCACCATCGTCCTCGCCGAGCACGCTGTCGGTGGCCTCGGAGATGGCAGACTTCTGCTTCTTCTGCGCATCGTCACGCCGCTTCTTGTTCCGCTCGTCCTTGATCTCGGGGCGCGAGACGAACTCCTTCAGCAGGGCTGACTCAAGTGCGACCTTCCGGCTGAACCCTGACGGCTTCTTCGGATCGACCAGCCACGAGTGGATCACCCGGTCGTACTCATCGAGAACGGTCTTCTCGTTCTGCACACGCAGACGGCGAGAGGCACGCTCAACAACATCGGACTTCCGGTTGAACTCGTACGCAGCCTGGATGTCTCGCAGCAGCGGGTTGTCCGCACGGGCCTCGATGAACTGATCGAGCTTCGCGGCGGCTTCATCGTCACCCTTCTCTGCGAGGTCGCGCAACTCACGGTACTCCAGGTAATCCTCTGTCTGCGATGCAGCGTCGATGCGAGCCTGAAGCTCGGCGCGAAACTCGTCGCTCATCGAGGACTTGCGACCACGCTTCTGCGGAACCTTCTCCTCGATCGGAGTGGTCTTCGAGATGCGATGATCAGCGGTGACCGCAATGGTTTGCTTCGGGGCAAAGCCGTTGCGCGTGGCCGTGTTCTCGCCGCCACGACCGACGTTGGTGATCGTGACGAACGCCTTTCCGCCTTCGATGCGATCGACTGTTCCGATGAGCTCGACGTTCCCGGTCTTGGGAATACCGCGCACCGAGACGAAGTCGCCTACTGCTACCGGCGTCCGGTCTTCGTGCTTCGGAGGAGTCGGCTGCTGGTCTTGGAGTTGTGTTCCGGCAGCGACTTGTACCGCACCGGCTTGTCCTCCTGCATCTTGCGCAGCACCTTGGGGTTGGTTGCCGCCAGATACTTCCACTGGGCTTTGGAGCGGATTGGCATTGGCTACTCCTTGGAGTTGGGTTGCTTTCTTGTTACCTGCCCCACGAGGCGCTTTGGCTTTGGTGGGCTTGACCGTGGGCGCAGGTGCCGTGACAGGCGCTTGATCTTGGCTGACATTGGAAAGATTCTGAATGCCACGGGTTGAGAGCTTAACGAACTCTGGCTTTCCGTGATGGCTCCACACAATGCCGTCGTGACCAGCAATCTCCGCAGCTTCGAGTAGCTTAGGCATCGTGGTCGATGCCGGGACTCCGAGCGCCCTCTTTGCATCAATCCAGTTTTTAGCGTACAGCGGATTCTCGAACCGGATCGTCTCTTGCGTGATGTTGGGTCCGTATTCGGCTGCACCCTCCCTGCTCGGCGACCAGAATGTGCGACCGTCCTGCGGGAGCGCGGCTTCTGCGCCGACTCCTCGAAATGCGATCGACTCGAATGGCTTTGGAGCAACGCCTTGGCCTTCAGTCGTCGAAGATTGATCCGGGGCTGCAGCTAGGGCACCACCCCCAGATGCAACCCCGGCGTCCGCCGGTAGCGAAATTACAGTCGGCGGGGAAATCTTTTGCGGCTTGGTCGGAGTGATGCCGCGACGACGCTCGGACGTGCGCCGAGCCTTGGTCATCATCTCCTGCGTCAACTCGGTGTACGCCTTGTAGTTCGCAGGGTAGGCGTCCAGCTGAGTGGCAAGATCGATCAGCGGGTTGATGTCAGACTCGACGACGCCGCTCGCAATCGCGTTCTCGATGCGAACCTTCAGCTGCTTCGCGATGCTCGGAGCTTCGACAGCGAGATCAGAGGCGATCTGAGGGTCGACCTCCTGGTTGTCGTTGACCGCAGAGACGATGCTCCTGACGCCGTCGTAGAGATCAGCAATCGGCTGCGGCAGGTTCAGCCTCCGTGGCGCACGGGCCATCATGTACGCATCGACCGGGCTGGTGACATCGGTTCGAGCGACACGGGACTGGCGTAGACCAGACTCGGTGTCGAGCGTTGAACGAGCAGGAGCCGGGGGAGCCTGTGGCTCAGGAGGCGTCGTGATGTCGTAGGTCTGGCCGGACTCGGAGGTGAGTCCCTCGGCCACAGCATCACGCTGTTCGCGACGGCGAGCACGCATGGCTTCCTGCTCAAGACGGCGCTCCTCGGCCGCAGCCTGAGCCTCACGCTGCTGACGCATCGCAGCGCCCTCAGCGGTGAGTGCCGATAGGCGCTGATCGCGGGACGACTGGCGACCCGTAGCCATCTGACCAGCAAGCTGGTCCTCATCGAGACCGCGCTGAGCGAGAGCTTCCTCCTCGGCACGCAGACGCTGAGCCTCTGCTTCGCGAGCCTGATCAGCGGTGCGACCTGCGACGACCTGCTCGTCACGGCGCTGGGCGGCAGCGTTTGCGCGAGCGGTAGCAATCTCGTCAGCAGCGGTCAGTGAAGAGAGATCGTTCGGGTTGGCGCGGAACTCGGCCGGACGCCCTTCCTTGATGCGAGCGCCACGGTAAGGCTGCAGACCCTCGTCAGAGTTGATGCCTCCGCGCACCTCGGTCATTACGCGACCCTGTTTGTCGCGCATCACGTTTCCGTCCCGGTCGCGCATCACGTAGGTGCCGCCCTGGTTGACTTCAGTGGAAGCAGTATCGGCGAGTGCAGCAATGTAGGCAGAGTCGCCGACCTGCTTGCTGACGGCACCCATCGCACCTCCGCTCAGAGCGCCGCCGACAGCGGCCTCGCCCACGCGACGGAGGAACTGGTTCTGAGTTGGGAAATCGCCACCAGCAAAACCGGGGGCCAGAGACGCGACGGCTTCCTGCCCAGCCTCAGTCAACCCCTCGTCGCGAGCGCCCTTCACGAACCCACGGCCGAGGTTCTTGAACAGGTTTCGGCTGATGACATCCTCGCCCTCGTTGGCCAGATTCCTGAGCACACGAGCGTCACCGCCAACTGCCTCAAGCCCAGCCGACGCAAGACCACCGGCAGTGGCTACGGCGCGTTGCCGGAACCCGGTCTCGCCGGTCTGATCGGTGATGTCTTGGTAGATGGCACCAGCTTCCTGTGGGAACGTCGTGATGACAGGAGCCAAGACAGCCGCAGCCTTTGCGCTGAGACCAGCAGCCTTGAGACCACCGGCAACTGGGCCAGACGCCAGCAGCTGAGGGATCTGCTCGGCGAGCATGCGACCAGCGTAACCAGCGACGTCGCCAACACTCTCGATCTCACTCAGCGAACCCGGAGCAGTGCTCGCGATGTCGCCCATGCGGGAGAGTTCTTTTCCGTAGGCATTGACGCTTTTGGAAACCTCGCCGGGGAGCAGCATCGAACCAGCCGAGACCGCACTCCCAGCCATGTTCGCCATGCCACTGGCCACTCGGCGTCCGAGTTCCGACCGCATGAGCAGCGGCATCTCAGGGTCGTTCTCGTAGGCATCGAGAACGTCGGCCTTGGTCTGCGCCTCCATTGCCTCCGCTCGAAGCTGACCCTGCTTGGCGCGGAACTGCTGCTTGGCGAGCGTCTTGTAGACGTCGTCGATTCCAGCATCAGTGATGTCGTCGGGTACCTCGACCGTCTGGTTGAGGTCGGGGAACTCAATGAGCTTGGACATGGAATTGGCGAGGTGCGTTTACCGGAACTGAGGCTGAGGAACGATGCGGAATCGAGCGCCACCGGGCGTCCTGCTGAACTCTGGGATGCTGTTGGTGCCGCGACCGTCCGGCGTAGGAGGTTGCAGCGGTGGCTGTTCCTTCGTCATTCCAGAAGATCTGCCGTACAGCGGGGTGAGCTCATCGACCGCCAACTTACGAGCAGCACCCTCAGGGGACATACCCGCATCAGTGTACTCCTGCATCTTGTCCTTCCGCTTGCTGTCCCAAACATCCCATCCCTTGAGCTCCTCCAGGTTCTTGCGAGCCTGTTCGTTCAATGCGTTCTGAAACGCCGTCTCGCGATCCTGCTGGTTGGACAGCTGGAGCATACGCAGATTGTCGCTCTGCGGGTTCAGCGCCTGAGCGCCACCGGCTTCGTAGAGCTTCTGCTGCACAGCCGTGAGTCGATCGTACGGCAGACCAGCGATGCTCTCGTTGGCGCTCGCAAGACGGTCGGTGTTGTACATCGACGTGGTGTTCGAGTCACGAATCCCGGAAAGCGAATTGTCCGAGACGTACTTCTGTCCAGTGAGCGAGTTATCGGAGACATACTTCTGCCCCTCAACCGCAGCGCGTTGACCTGCGAGTGAGTTGTCGGACACATACTTCTGGCCTGTCAGAGCGTTGTCCGAGACATACTTGTTCCCGGTCAGCGCATTGTCGGACATGTACCTGTTCGCGTCCGCTCCGATCGTAGCAATGGTCTCCTGTCCGCGCACAGTGCGATCGTTGATTCGCTCGTTGGACTGAATTCGGTTCGCGTCGTTCGTCACCTGACCACGCCGGAACTCGTTCATACCGCCCACATCCTGACGGCGAACATCAATGTCGCCCGTTCGGTAGCGATCCATCGAATCTCCCTCACGACGGCGCAGGTTGGTGTTCGCCACCTGATTGAGGTAGTTGCGGTACGAGTTTGCCTCGGCCTGAGCAGCAGCCTTCTGGGCCATCTCGTTCTGCATCAGTGAGTCCAAAGAGGATCCGTAGACGTTTGCCATAACAATCTGTGTTGATCAGCCCATGTTGCCGAAGTCGTACCCAGTGGAGTTCCAGTAGTCCAGAGCGCCCATCGGGAGCTTCTGCTTACCAGCACCACCGCCCTTTCCGGTGAGCCCACCCATGAGCCCACCCAGCATTCCACCGCCACCACCGCCACCGAGCATGCCTCCGCTGTAGAGAGACATGCCGGTATCGATCGCGCTGTTGACACTGGAGTCCACGGCATCGCCGAGCGCGGCCCACTTGTTCCGCTTCTTCTGGAACCCGGCGAAGTTGGAGTTGTTGGCCCCGGAGAGACCACTCAGCTGAGCGATCTCCGACTCGCGAGCCATCTGACGGGCACGGAGCGGGTTCATCTCCATCTCAGCGAGGTTCATCGGCAGCTGATTGCGGTACTGCATCAACCCCATCTGCTGACCGACGTTCTGGCCGCGCTCAGCAGCCGCTCCACCGGCCGCTTGGTTCAGTCCACCGAAGATCTGCTGGGCGATCGGAGCGCCGAAGGCACCGAGATAGCTGGACCGTTGCTTGTCCATGTAGGAGCTCGACGGTTTCCCGGCGTAGCCCAGGCGAGATGCGGCCATCTTGTCCGACTTGGACATTCCGCCGCCCATTTGGCCCAGCAAACCTTGAAGAGCAGCCAAATCACCTTCGCGAGCACGCTCGCGATCACCCATGAAGCTCGAATTACGCAGGTTTCCGAGCATCTGGTTGGTCTCACCCTCGGTCTGCTTGTTCAGACGAGTGACATCACCGATGGCACGACGGTTTGCACCAGTGTAATTGCCGATCGCGGTGTCCGCTTCGCTGCGGTACTTGTCCATTCCGCCGATGGACGAGTCGATCTGCTTCTGGAGCCCCTCGTTGTTGTACATCCGCTCCATTTTGTCGGGAGCGAAAGCGCCAATGATGCCACCAAGGTTTGAAATGCCCATAGTCGGTCCTTTTCTTCGGTTCAGTGAAGCGGTGATGGCCGCAACGCGCTAGAAATAGTCGCCGTGCGAGCCGCGAATCGAGACGTTCATCTCGTTCAGTGACGCAGAGCCACCTTTGACCGGCCCCTTGGCCGCGTCGGCGATCATCAGGCGGTAGGCGATCTGTGCTCCGGTGCGGAAGAACTGGAACGACGCCTGTTTGTTGGGCCTGATGTTGTTCGCGAGCATCTGAGCCTCTGTCTCGGCGGACAAACGGTCGATCGGACGAGGTGTCGAGCCCTGCCAGATGAGCTTTCGAGGCTGCGCACCGTAGCCAACGTCGGCATGGAGCTTCGCCGCGAGCTCGTCGGGCACGTCAGGAGCGTCGTACTCGACCAGAACACGGCTCACCGTCTTGTTGCTCGGCGTGCCCATGTCCATCGAGTCGGTTTGGATGAGGCTGATGTACCCGTACTCGGCGTAATCCACCACCGTGGTCGGGTGATCGGTCGCGCTCCACAGCAAACCGGAGCGAACACCCTCGGGAGTGGTGCAATACTTCCGGGCGTAGTAGTCGGGCGTGTACTCCTTGAGGCACTTGTCCTGCGCCGAGGCCATGACGAACTTGTAGCCGTTGCCACAGGGCGTGCAGTCAGGCTCCAGACTGGGGGTTGCAGTCATCACGGAGCAGAGAGACGTGGTCGGAGTCACGCTCAGGTCTTCGATGCTGCACGGATTCGGCTTCGCGAAGAGACACGGCTCGTCCGTGCTGCGGAGCGAGGTGATCGTCGTGTTCGGAATCCACGTCTGCGGCAGCGGATTACCCTCTCCGTCGAACGGCTCAGGCTTGCAGATGCCCATGTCACCGAGCCAACGACGCACGCTCACCTGATAGGTCGGCAGATGGGACACGAACGCCGTGAAACCGGAGTCCACGACGCACGCTTTGCCGATGTCCATCTGCATCACCAGCGTCTTGGTGGGCACGATCTCGTCGTCGGGAGCCCAGCTGAACCAAAGGATGCGCTCGGCCTCATCGTAACCACCCGTAAGTAGGTGGCATTGGGAGCGGTTGATGGGGCCGAACGCGGAAAGCGTCGTGGCAGGAATGCCGCCCAACAGATCGGCACTCACGCCGCCATAGATCGCGCCACTGGCACGGTACATCCAGTCGATCAGACGAGGGCTGCGATCGAATTCTCCGAGCGCGTAGAGCGTGTCCTCGCCGCCGTAGATGTGGGTGTCGCCCAGGTTGACCAGAGAGTTGGCGAACCTCAGCACCTGAGGTCCACGGTAGACCTCTCGGAAGTTGAAGACCTCTTCGCCGCCGACGAGGTTGACGTCGTAGATCGCCTTGTCCGTGTAGACGCGGAATTGGCCTCCGAGCGGAGCCATAGCCAACACACGCTCGTCAGCACCGAGATCGATGTACCCAGCGAGAGAATCTGGAAGAGGTGTAAAAGAGAGGGGATCATTGAAGTCAGACCAGTAGATCCGGTTCTGGTAGATCGACCCCTCGCTGATCGCGTTCCCGAGGAACACGAATCCACGCCATGCGCCCACGCATTGGACCGAGGTGATGTCGAGCGCCACGAGATCCTCGATGAGCTCGCACGCCATGCCGTCGTCACCGGCCGGTTTCTCCCACGACCACCAGTAGGGCTGGTCGATGCCGTTGGTGAACAGCACGATGTTGCCCATCTGCGCGTGCTTCCAGCGCGTCTCAGGTACACCGTCCACTGGAACATCGCCGCCGGTCCCATCCAGAAGCAGCCGCCAGTTCCCGTCGAGGCCCGTGTTGCAGTAGATGCGGGACCGAGTACCGGCCAAGAGCCTGGTGTCGCCAGACTCGCCGCGCATGTGGGCGAGGAACGTGATGTACTCGGGGGAGCTCATGTGGGACAGACGACCATCGTGTTGGTGGGAGTGATGAACATCGGAGTCTGGGTGTAGATGTCCCAGAGCGAGACCCGATCAGAGATGCCCGTGTCAGCCCACTGCGTGGCGTCATCGGGGGCGCAGCCGTAGACGTACGGCGTCGATCCAGCCGGGAGCAGCGTGTAGTCCTCGGTCTTGAACTGAACCGTGATGGTTCCACCGGCCTTCGCCGAGTAGCAGGACAACGTGACCGAGCCGGGGTTGTACGGCTCAATCGCCGCGTTCCCAACCTTCACCGTGGTGCGCCACTTGTAGGTCACGTACGGCACGTAGACGCGCAGCGTCGGAGGCACCACCGAGATCGTCGGCAGCTGGGCATCGGTGAAGACCGCGTTGTAGGCGATGGCGTCAGGCCCGGTCACCGGGATCGTCGCCGTCGTCATCGAGGTCGCACCCGGAGCACCACCGTCGAAGCCCCACGGCATCACCTGGAACGTCGGAAGATCCACGCGCACCCGCTTGTTGACCGCGTTGGTCAGCAGCTGGTCGTGCAGATCCTCGTTGCCAACCGGGTTGATGCCCAGAGACAGCGGCTTCCAGCCACCAAGACGCTTCAACCGACCCTCACGGTCGCTGATCGCGTTGATGATGAGCCGGAAGTACCCCTCGCTCGTCTTACCGGCTGGGGATCGCAGGTCCAACGACACCGCATTGAGCGGCATGTTGGTCTCTCTTACACCGGGGAGGCGCTTCATTCGGTGCGGGTGGTTCGCATGATAAACCAGAGGGCGTAGGACGGCTGAACGAGGGAGATCTTCTTCTCCGCAGCCTTCACATCGCCGGACGTGATCATGTTCGTGGTGGCGGCATTGCCCTTGTCGGTGAAGTTGCCGCTGCCACTGAGGCTCTGGTCTCCTTGGAGCTCGTTGTAGTGGAACGTCCCTGAGAGGGTCCAGTCCCGCATGATCATGTCGAAGTCGTTGTTGTCGGAGTCGATCGCCGCACCGTTGGCTCGACGGCCGAAACCGTGGAAGTGGTCCACGGTGGGGATCTGGTTCGACATGATCTCGTACTCCTCAGCGCCGAACGCCGAGCCGAAGATGCGGTTGGTCAGGCCATCGCCTTGACCCGCGCCCACCAGAGCGCGTCCCCGCATGTCTGGCGTGCCATTGGTGCCGTCGCAGAGACGCCAGAATGGGTTGGCATCGGTGCCGCCATTCAGCTTAGTCACAGCGGCTTTTACGGCTTCCTCGGAGCCGAAGGCGTAGTACGGCAGGACCAAGCCCGGAGGCGGCAGGAACATCGCCTTGAAGTCGTCGGTCGCGTTGCCACTCGCGTCGAAGGCCCAGTCGAACCAGACCTTCATCTTGCTCGCAAGGGAGAGCAGATTGGTCATCCGCTCGCAGAAGCTCTGCCCAAGGGTCGCGATAGTGAAACTGCTGCCTGTGATCGGCGAACTCATGCTCACGGTGGTACTGCCGCAGTACCCACGCAGCAAGCTGGAGTCGTGAAACGAAAAGGCCCACCCCCTTGCGAGGATGGGCCGTTGTACAGGGTGCTTCCCTGTTAGTTATTGGCTACGGCCTGGGGAGCGGCCGGAGCCTCTGCTGGGGGTTGCGGGGCAAAGGCGTTCAGGAGGCGGTCGTAACCCATGACCGCGCCCTTCGAGGCGATCAGGTTCTGCTGAGCCTGAGTCAGCTGCTGGGACAGGATGTTGATGTTCTGCTCCAGCTGCTGGATGTTCTGCACGACGAGCTCGCGCTCGCCCGTGATCTTCTGGATGACTTCGTTCTGCTTAGTGTCTTCGGCCATGCGAGGTGAGGTGTAAACCACCCGTTTAGACTGTCAAGGCTCAGTTGGTCGGGAGCGGGATCAGAGTCAGCCCGAGCTTCTCGGCGACCTTCTCGTACAGGTAGTTGTCGTCGTCACCCCACGCGGCGTAGTCCTCGCCGGTCAGCGTGATGCTGCCGCTCATCAGGACTGGACCCCACATCGGAGGCAGCACCTGACCGTCGGGCAGGGGCGGGATCTCGGTGATCTGGCGCACCTCGTACTGCGCGGTGCAGGACTGGAACAGCTGCACATTCGCGTACGGGATGGAGATGGCGTTGGCGGTCTTGTCCAACACGGGGGCCGGTTGGATCTGGCGGTAGTTCGATTGCATATCAGTATTTCAGCACTTCAGGCATGAAGGCGTTGAGGGTCTCAGGAGTAGTGTACGGCGAGAGGTCGATCAACGTAACGTCGCGGAGCACCTTCTTCTGGGCGGCAATCTCCGCAACTCGTGCGGTGTCTCCAGCCTCCAAGCTCCGCATGAACTGCACGTCGAGCTCCTCCAGGAGCGGCTTCCTCCGCAGCCGGAACTGCGCCCTCTTGAGCTCGCGCCCAGCCTCGGCGTCCCAGTAGATGCGCCCGGTGTTGTCGATGCGCCACGACTCGAAGAGCTTCCCCATGTTCACGATCTCCGCTGAGTCCACGTCCTTGATGAACGACGGCCGCTGGGAACCGTCGGGCAGTGGAGGCACGTCCTTCTGCTGGAGCCGTTGTAGGAATGCAGCCTCCTCCTCGGGAGTCAGAGGCTCGCTTGGGTAGACCGGAGTCAGCACGTTGGCCGTGCCGTTCTCTCCCGTGTAGACGATCACTTTCATTATCGATGGAAGACAGCGTGGATGAACCGAGCGTTGTAGTTGTTGCCGTCACCGTAGGTCGCGCTGACCACGCAGGAGCCAGTCGCCTTGGGCGCGGCGATACGAGGAATACCAAGGAAGCCGTTGTTGGTGTACGCCGATATCGACTCGAATCCGATCGTGCCGGACACCGCGTAGTTGGTGTCCGAGAACGCGCTGCTGAACGTCACTGTGTAAACACCGGCCGAGATGCGTGTGACACTGGAGATGCCGAAGCTCGCGTTCACAGTGATCGCTCCGGTCGATGCGTTTTCGCTGAATGTGACCCACGCCTTCGCTGTGCCGGACAGCAGCGTGTTCAAGCTGGTGAAGGAGATTTCCACCGGAGCCTGAGAGACAGACGCGCTGGAGTTGCCGAGCACCGTGGCCGCGCTGACGTTCTGGATCTTCGCGTACGTCACCGCGCTGTTGTTGATCTTGGTCGTGGTGATCGCGTTCGACCCGATCGTCGCCGAGATCGCGGTGGAACCACTGCCACTGAGATCGCCCGACAGCGTGATCGTCTGGTTGCCGGTGAGGTATCGGCCGTCCAAGCTCACCGTGAGGTTTCCCGCTGCACGAGTGAGCGTCAGCGTGCCGCTGGTGAACCCAACAGCGGTCACGTCGCGGTTTTCGTAGTATGACCCCGCCTGACCGTTCAACTGCGCTGCGGATCCACCGATGCTCAGCGAGGAAGCTGTGCCTGAGGCAGACAGAACGTAGCTGTTGTAGTTTCCAGCGTGCAGCACCTGATTGCCACCCTGCTGCAACGCACCGCGCAGGATGTTGACGATACCAGTATGGTCGATGGAGATCGCCATCTTCGGACCCGTCGCGTAGGAGTCCGTCGTGGCGATATACATCTTCAGGCCATAGGTGGAGTCCGTGGTCGTGTAGATGCCGCCCATCGCGGTAGAGCCGCTGCTGGAGTCACGAGCGCCGAACGTGATCGCGTTACCGGCGTTCGCGGTGGCACTGGCCGCGCCGAGATGGATGTTGCCGACACCGAATCCCGGCGTGCTTGTACCCCACGCGGTGAGCGCACCGGCCATCAAAAGGTTGCCGGTCATCGTCGATCCAGTGGTCGACATCGCGTCGGTGATGCCGTAACCGGCGACGGTGGTCGGATTCGTTCCTGCGGTGACGCGACCCTTTGCGTCTACCGTGACAGATCGATACGTACCAGCTGTGACACCCGAGTTCGCAAGCGTCAGCGCAACGGTTCCTGCGGTCGAAGTAACATCGCCGCCAGTGAAGGCAGGGAGACGCGCTGCGAGCAGTGTACCGGCATTCAGGTTACCGGCGTTCAGGTAGTAGCTCGCCGCTTGGCCGTTCAGCTGAGCAGCAGATCCTCCGATGCTCAGAGACGCTGCAGTGCCAGTGAGACCCGTGCCTGGTCCAGAGAAGTTGCTCGCCTGAACAGTGCCATGCGCAAACACCGCGCCGAATGTGTTCGCCGTGTTTGTAGTTACGGTCGCTGACGCTATCGATCCCTGAGCGCCGCGCACCGACTGGCCAGGAAGTATTTCGACCGATGTCGCAGGAGTGGTCAGGGTCTGAGTGAACCCGCTCGTGTACAGCGTCGGACTCCCCGTCATGCTGATCACCTTCCACGACAGGTAGCTCGACCACTCCGCCACAGATTGGATCCACACGTCGCCGCTGTTGTCGATGCGGACTTTGAACGTGATGTCGGTCGAGATCAGCGAGTCGAGTTTGATGCTCTGGTTGGTCCCATTCCACGCAGACAGCGACAGAATGAACACGCCGTAAGGCATGTAGTTCACGTCCGTCTTCGTCGTGATCAGAAGCGCGGCGTGAGCGTCTCCAACGCTCGAAATGTTCGCGATCTTGGTCCAATAGTACTGCATCGTCGTGCCGTTCCAGAAGTATGGCGTTGCCGACATCGCCGGTAGCGTTGACCGGCTGGTGATGTTGGCGTTTACGACAAGGTTTCCCGTGAGAGTTCCACCGGAAATGGGCAGGGCGTAAGACGAGTAGTTGGTGGAGTCGAGCACAGACCTCCACGATTGCCATACGTTGTTGTTCTTGCCACGGATCGCAATCTGACCAGTCCTGTAATCCTGGAAGATCTGGCCAACCCAAGGACTGCTGTGCCCTTGAACGTACAAAGCTCCGTCAGTCGCGCCGAACAGCGAGATGTTAGCGTTGACGTAGTAGTGTCCGTTCGTCGTCGTGGCGTCCGCACCAACCGGGGTTCCAGTGTTCGACGACACGAAGTCAGTGATGCCGTACCCAGCAACAGTAGTCGGCTTCCCGGTTACTCCAGTCCATGGCGCAGCACCAGCGGTGAGGCTCGCGGCGTTTCCAGTGAGGCCGGTTCCAGCGCCGGAGAAGCTCGATGCGCTCACCGATCCAGTGAATCCTGCGCTGCCGTTCGCAAGCGAGATCCAAGCCTGTAGTGCGCTGCTTCCACCTCCAATGAAACCAATGGAGTTCGCCGGTAGACCGCTGACCGCACTGTCGATCTGCCGATGATAAATACCCCAGTTGCTGGTGGTATCTGCGGAGTCCAGAAAGATCCACGCATCACGGTCATTCGGCTGACTGTACAGGAACACGTTCGATGTCGGATTGACCGTCGTGAACGTGTTAAGGACCAAGCTATTCACTCCGCGAATACGCCCAGCCGTGACGCTGCCTGTGGACGTGATGTTTCCAGTGACCGTGAGGTTTCCAGATGAGTCCTTGGACATTCCTCCACCCCAGTCGTTCTTGTACGACAGTGTGACAATCTTGTCCCCAGTGATGTCAGCGTCCGACCACGACCATCCAGTCGAATAAGACTGAAGGTCGAAGTTGTGGACCGATTCCACGTAGAGCTTTGGCCAGTACTTCGCTCCCCATGTGAGACAGATGACGACGTTGCTGTTCTCCCGAGCAAGACGCACCGTTGGTGCAAAGCTGCCACTAGAGCTTACCGTTGGATTGTAGAACGTGTCGAGGTACTGATGCCAACAGACCGTGATGTCTACCGTCTGAGATCCGTCATACGTGAATCCGCGAATGTTAACAGTGTATGCCTGAGAGCCGTATGAGAACGGTATCGCGGTCTGAATCTTTATGAAGTTAGGACTTCCATTGCTGTTGATATCAAGCACTCCGAACGCAGTTCGGTT